AGAAACCTATCGCGTTATCAATCTCACCTTGGAGAATCGCCTTTAATCGTCCGTCATCCATTTAGACCACCCAAGATACGTTAGGTTTCAGAGGCTTTGACCAAGATGTTGTCTCGGACATACCAACCGCTAAATACCGAAATGCGTCAGAAGCATGAGATGCCCAGTCATGAAGAGGCTTATCCCAATAAACTTGACGCTTATCGTCGTATTGTCGCCGATAATTCCTTAGTGCGTCCACTCCACGCTTAGTCTTGGAGTCGAACCAACAATAAGGAATCAGCCTTCTCACGGCTTGTATCCCGTCGTCAACACCCATTCTCGGCACAATCGTGATGTTTAGCCCTGCTTCTTGTAAGAGTTCTAGCCTAGATCTTCCTGAGCCTAACTCCCTGACTTGCACATCGTGAGGCAGTAACTGCTCGGCTAGTTCGTAGTGATTCGTTCTCAGCCAGTTGACATACCAATCGAGTCCCTGACCGTGGTTCTCTACAAAGTCAATGAGCCGCGTCTCGAGGCCAACTCTCTGACAAACCCAGATTGCAGTGGAGTCGCCTATGCCTAGATCCCAGGCTGCATAAGTCTTAGCTAAACCATCTACAGGGATGTCGTGGAATCGCTCAGACGGTAACTCATTGAGAAGTTGTCCGTAGTAACTCCCTTCGATTGCTGAGTCAAAGGAACACTCAAACTCTTGCAAGTACTTGTCGTCTCCCATCTCGGACTTGGCTGCATCGAGTTCAGTCTGAGGGATAAGACCAGTTTCGGATGCTCGGAACTCAAGCAAGGCCCAATCGTTATGCTGCTCTGCATGGTCTCTTAGGGTCTTAAAGTGGTTGTTTCCCTTTGGGGTTCCGAGGAATAACGCCCATCCCATTCTGTCCGACAGGGCCGGACGAACCACTTCCGACCAAATTTTAGGGTTCTGGTCGCCGAATTCGTCGAATACAACCCCGTCGAAATACTGTCCTCTAAGAGAGTCTGGGTTATCAGACCCTGCAAGCTGGATGCGTCTGCCCCAGAAATCAACCCGAAGTTCTGCAATATTCGCGGTGGCGTTAAGGGGCTCGGTAAACTTGAGGAGGTAATCCCAGATGACTCGTTTGGTCTGGGAGTAGGTGGGCCCAATGAACGCATATCTTGGAGCCTCCTTCGTATTCTCTATCGCTGCCCTAATGAGATGGTTGACAGCAGAGACTGATTTCCCACATCTTCTATGAGCGACAACAACCCCAAACCGCTTCGTCGCCAATGCTTTATGTATTTGCAACTGGGCATTGCGCGGAGCGTATGGAATTATGATGCGGCTTGTATCGTTTGCGCCCAATTTACTCCAGCCCAAATCTGATAAACCGTTGACTTATGCACACCAAATTTTCTAGCTAAAGCTGTGCCAGTGCCTTTCTTTTTCCCTTGCTTGGCGTTGTAAATTTCGGTTGCTTGTTGCGCGTTAAGTTTCGCCCAAGTCGCTTTTTCACCATTGTTGTCTGGTAAACGAAGCCTGCCCATAGAGACAGTATCCCTAGCGTTATCTTTTTGCGTCCCAGGGTATAAATGATCTGGATTTACACAATGTCTAACCCCGCACTTGTGAAGCACATTCATTCCATGCGGTATTTCACCCTTATGAATCAGATAGGACGCTCTATGAGCCTTAATAAATTTACCGTTTAACCCAAGAATCCCATAGCCTTTTTCGTTTGTTCCTGCCGTCCATATCCAGCAGTCAACCATGGGAATTCTCTCTACTTTTTCAGCAAATCTATCTTTGAGACTCTTCATCCTGCCACCTCACAACAAAAGCCATAGGTTGCCCGTCCTGACCCGTTACCTCTGTTCTTGCTAGCTTAGGTATGTGGTACTCGATAGCCCGCAAGTAAATATCGCAAGCCTTTTCTGGGCTTTTCTGCGCTACTTCGTCTAGCCATAAAGCAAAACGAGGTGCGTTTAGTTCCGCCATCTTTGCAATGGCTTCCCTAACTGCCGCAGTAGATTTGTTAGGCGCACCCTTTGGTCTGCCTAATCCTGCGTTTGGAGGAATCCATTTGTTTTCCACTGTATTTTACTATCCTTCTGTTGTTACTGCGCAACACTTACTTGCTTTTGTTTCTACTGGAAATTGCCTTTGCTTTCGCTCTTGCATCTTCCTTACTACTTGCACCCCATGCCTTTAGACTGAGAAGCAGTCTAGTGGGACTCCCATCAGGTTTACGCTCTGGGCCTGGCATGTTACCCATTCTCGCTAGGAAAGACGCTCTACGCGGGTTATCGCCGCTCTTAACGGGAGCTTTCAGGTTAGAACCAGGGTTTGCAGCCTCGTAAGACTTCCGACCTTTCTCGTTCAGGCCACCCTTAGCGTTCTTACCCTCTTTCCTAGTCCAAGCGGCAGTCATTTTTTTCTCTTTACACCGGCTTCAGAAAGCGCAATCGCACGAGCCTGAGCAGGGCTTTTTACAATCGGGCCACCTTTGCCTGAATGTAGCTTGCCAGCCTTGAACTCGTTGTAAACCTTACTAATCTTTTTCTCAGCCTTGGTCTTTTTCATTTCTTCCTCGCTGCTCTCATGTTATCCACAAGATTAGGGTAGGGTCTGCCAGCAGATGCGGCCATAGCCTTAGCGGACTTTTTCTCAGACTTGGAAAGAGGTTCACTCTTCCCCAGCTTCTTCGGTCTCGCCTTCTCCCATATCGCTTTCTTCATCGCCCATCTCCCAAGAAGCGCAAGACTTATCTGGCGCACACATAAAGTTCCACTGATGGCAATAACCCGCGCCTTCTGGCAGGCAATCTTCCATGTCCATGTCGAAATATTCGCAATTGCCGCAACGCCTTTCTTGTGCTTGGCTTGCAGAGATACGCCACTTTGCGCCTAAGTCTCTCCAAAACTGCGTATCGCCCTCTCGTTCAGGGCCATACATTGCCTTCTCTTTTGCAATTGCCTTGTTCTCTTCGTTCAAAGCCTCGTCTTGCGTTGGAAGCGGACAACTCTCATCCTCTTCCTCGCCTTTGATGACGATCATGACTTTAGGGGAAAGCAAGCCTTTCATTTTTTAGCCTTTTGTGGTTGCAAAGGAATGCCTACTTTCCTGTCGTAACGGATAGGTACAGGAGGCACTTTTAGCTTGTAGGGAGACGGTAATGCCTTGCTATCCCTGGTTCGTTTTTCCACAGCCATGCTGCTGCCTCCTTGATGTTCTTAGAGTCGTCCCTACCCACACTTTGACTGCCTGCGTGGTGAACGTAACTCCTTGAAACAAAATGCTTAAAGTCACATACCGTAAGTGTATGACAAAAGACGTTATCTGAAAACCAGTTGATGGGAGGAAACCTGACTGCTCGGAAGGCTTCCTTGGTTACGTAAGCAAAGATCGGCGCAATAACACCCGTTTCTTTGATCGTTTCTTCTTCCGCCCACTTTAACCCGTGTCTTGCACCACCCTCGAACCGGATGTTCTGGGCCTCTAAGATGTAGTCAGACCTCGCACCTAAAACCCCGACTTTATGTCCCGCCTTCTGTAGATGCTCGGCATCCTCTAGTAGGAGTTTATAAGAGTCTGGGGTCAGGCAGATGTCGTCGTTGGCAATGATGACTGCATCGTGGTATTGGAATGCGTCGTCCATGATCCGGTTGTAGGCATCACCAAAGTTACCCGACGAGTTGAGTACCCACTTATAAACTCGTTCGTCCATTGTCTCGGTTCTGCTCGACAAATAAATAGGCGCTTCTTTGGCGTATAAACAAATGCTCGACAACGTGATTTCAAGACTTGGACTCCCTACCGTACAAATGAGTATCGGAACTTTTTTCATACTCCGCCATCCTATGGTGGGCTACCACCTGCAAGTATTTGTTGTTCATGAGGTTTTCTGTGCAAACATTAACCTCTAACCCGTGTTTGTCTGCGATGATCGGAAAGGACAGCTGATCCTGTAGCGTCCACTTCATCATTTCGATCCACCAATCTTGATTTGCTTGAGGATTGATGTAACTCCGCTTCCAACACAAAACCCCGCCAGCAATAAGACCTGAATCCTCCGGCCAACCCTGATCCCGATAATGCTCGACCTGAGCCAAGATAGGTTGATCTCGATACTTAACCATGTCCCAGCACTCTCCGGCCTCTTGGTAGATACAAGTCCTCCAAGGATGTTGGAATGCTGCCATCGTATCTCCGGCTTGGTCGATCATGTAAGCCACAAACTCAGGGCTTGTGATCCTTATCGACCCGTCTATCCAGATCACGTAATCCTCAGCAAACTCTAGCTTGTCTGGGAATACCTTAAACCACTTGGCATCCATACGAGGATCTGAGAAACGTCTGCTCGTGATGACTTGCTGCCATCCCTGAGGCTTCTTAACACCGTCTAGGATCGCGTAGAAGGCCGTAGGAACGCTTTGTTTGACCGCGTAATGCAACGGGTCATAGTTGCCAAAGATAGCCGTGTAGACCGCTACTTTCATGTCAAAAAAAAGCCCAACATCGCGTCGGGCAAAGGAGGGGAAGGAGCCAACTTTCATTTTAACCCATACCTTATTTCTTTGAGAATCTCTTCTGCTTGCAGTCTTAGGTCTATTGCTTTCCTGTGTAGCTCTACAGACAGATTGACGATTGCTAGTGCTCGCTGTTCAAGAGCGCTTGTTGACTGTGCTTGCTCGATGATGTCTTGTGCGGCACTCATGGCTGCTGCTTCGTGTAAGTTCATTGCATCTCCTCTGTTAACAATTTCCATGCTGTTGCTGCCACTGCTGGAACTTGTCCATTTCCAATGGCTTTAAGTCTGTCCATGCAGTTGGCCACCCCATCAACCACTCCGACAATTCCGGGTTGATCCACCCGTCTACCGTTCCAAGTTCCGGGATGTTTTTTCCATTGCGTAGGTTGCTGCCGAACCCAGAGATAACTTTCCGGTTGTCCGATGCTTGAGGAGTGGCCCACAAGCCAGATGCGGTCTCGTTGATGGGGCGCCCCCAGGTTCCCGGCTGATACACACGCCCATTCCGCATCAAACCCCATCGCGGCAAGGTCGCCCAAAACCACGGCAAGTCCTCGTCCCACAAGCAGTGGACTGTTTTCCACGTAAACGTATTGAGGTCGAACCTGACCGATGATTCTTGCCATTTCTCGCCACATCCCTGATCGCTCTCCATCGATTCCTGCTCCCTTTCCTGCGGCTGAAATGTCTTGACAGGGAAATCCTCCAGATACGACATCAACAATGCCTCGCCACGGTCTGCCGTCAAAAGTCTGAACGTCATCCCAAATCGGGAAAGGCGGGAGAATCCCATCATTTTGTCGTTGCACAAGTACGCTTGCGGCGTAGGGCTCCCACTCGACTGCACAGACGGTTCGCCATCCGAGCAACTTACCTCCGAGTATTCCTCCACCAGCGCCCGCGAAAAGAGCCAACTCATTCACGCTACCCTCAGATTGAATGGATTATTAAAGAAACTGATGTCTACGCCTTCTTCCTGCTTAGGTTTCGATAAGACAGGCTTGAACTTCTTCTTCGGCCTGGACACCTTCTTGGCCTCGTATTCGTCCTTTACCCATTCCCAGACACGTTCTTTGGTAAACGGGTCAAACCTAAAGGATGTCTTTATACAACCTTTTTTTAACAGAGCGTTTAGGGAATTCACAGTCGTTTGCTTGTCGATCTTTGTCTGTAGCCTCACTGACTTTAAGTCAGCAGGTGTCTTACGCTTTTTCAGGTAAGCAAGAATCTTCTTTTGCTCGTCAGTCATCCTATCCTCGCGATCTCTCTTTCCAAGTACCAAATAGCCTTCTTTAGATCTTCAACCTCTTTACCTTTAAGGCTCGCTCTCCAAACGTATTTCGTAGCATTACCAAGATTGAAGTTCATATGCTCTGTAATTTCGATGCACTCTACGCCAGACGGGTGTGATGTGTAGTGCTTAGGATGGTTCACGTTGTCTTGAACCTCCCATTCATCAACAGCGCAGCAATGTCCGCATCTTGGGCATTCAAAAGAATCTTTCATATTGTGATCGCCACTCATTTGTTCTTCTCCTTTAGCTTGGCTTCAATGGCTTTACCGAATGCTTTGATACCGTAATTACTGCCATGCTGATAAAGATACTTATCTGCATATTCATAGATTTCCTCATCCGTCAGTCCAACCCATTGCTTTGGTGCAACGTAAAGCCTGTCTCCTAGCTTTATGTCTTTAGCGTTATCCCATGCGACCATTGGCCTGCCTGTTTTCTCAAACAGGTAAACATGCGCTACATGTCCGTCATCCGTTGGTGTCTTTGCTGTTTTGTTCTCGCTCATGCCATATCCCCTCTATAAAGTTGCCAATCATCGCTAAGTTCTTCCCTAGCAATCCTTACTCTCAGCCTCATATAGTCAAGATCGTCAAGAAGAATTCTTAGCTCATTTGGATGCACCATCACATACGTTGTTTCGTCTGCTAGCTTTCTCAGCAGTGCGTAGGCTTTTTCTTTGTCTGTCATGGTTCCACCTATGCCTCAATCGTGTTCTCAATCAAAGCACGATCTCTATAAGAAATCTGCTTCCCGGCCATAACCAATGCGGCAACTTCAGGGCTTCCAATAACAATAGGAGCAGGCAACGCCAAACCTTTTCTATCGTATTCATCATCTGGAGATCTTGCCCCTCTCAGCACCTTTGGATATTCTTCCCTTGGATTCTTAAAAAACACCCTGTAAGACTCCATAAAACGATGCTGCGTATAACTAAGCTCATCCATTGAAACGTTGGCAAACTTAACCCATCCTCCCATCGTGTCGATCACAGAATGGATAACTGGGTCATCAAAAACAACATCCTGCCAAGGTCCAGCCCTACCTATGGCTGCATATGCCTTAGCCCATGCTTGCTGAGCCTTATCTGTTGGCGTTCCTGATAGCTGCCTAACAATATCCGCGACCTTCGGCGCAAACTGGCCTCGCTCAGGGTCTGTGGCGTGTTTTGTTAAAGCCTTCCTTACTTGCTCAAATTCGTAGTGCTGACAAGCCTGCCACCAAATATCAACCACAAAAGGACTCGTCTCTTGTTTGTAATAGGCCATTACTGATGAAACTAGTTCTGCAAATTCAACTCTTTCAGACGCGTTCATTGCTTGCTCCTTGCCCACTCTAAAGCAACTTGACGATTCTTTTCCTCAAGGGCTATCTGCTTGTTAGCGGCCTTTGGTGTAACAAATTCAAGCACATCATCCCATCTACCCTGATTAAGCCAAGTTGACGGGTGAGGAATGTAATCGATCGACGTTTCTTTCATTGCCCAAAATTTTTTATGCTGCTTTATAGCCGTTCCAACAGCATTCTTATCCTCAGACTTAAGACGCTTCCAAGCCTTTTGAGCGGCTTTCTTTGCAACTTTCTTTGGATACTCCATCCAAAACTCTTCAAACTCCATCTTGATTCCCCTTTTTCTTTGCTTCAATGCCTAACAAAACGTACCGATTCATCCTTCCTTCTTTAGCCTCTTCTTCTGTGAAATAACCAAGGTATCCAACAAGCAAACCTGTTATCTCATCTCTTGAATTTGGGCCATCAAGAGGAAGTCTTGATATAACGTACTTCAAAAAATCGGTTTCGCTATGAACTTTCGTATGACATTGCTCACAAAGCAGGGCAAGTTGTTCCACATCGTATTCCCAAGGCTTGTACCCCTTGAAGTATTCTTTGTGATGAACATGCAGCATTTGCTCTGTATTGCCACATATCTCGCAAGCAAAACCCTTTGCTTGCATAACTTCCAGCCTTTTCTTTTGCCACATCGGACTCCGCAACAGATCTGAGTAGCTACCCATCATTTTCTCCAGGCAAAACCACGACCAACTACGAACAAAGTTCGTAGAGCTAATCAGGTGCCGTATTGCGTATAACACTCTTTGAGTTGGCCTGACCCAATACTCAAGGCTCTAGCGGGTGTCGACCCCGGCTCCGCAGCCATATCCTCTGCGGCCTCAAGCCCGGCTAAGCATTCTTGCTTGAATGCGCTTGCTCTTCGCGCATAGAGCGATTTACGACCGTTCTCGCCGGTCATCGTATAGACAATAAAAAAGGCCGCTTACTGCTGCTCTCGGTAGCAGAACCCAAGTCTTGCAACAAGGGTCGAGAGCATGAGTAAACGGCCTTAATACATTGTCTGCTACGACAACAAACTAATCTTATCAGATCTCCACAACCTTGCAAGTCCACCCTTCTTTCAACTTACCCCATCCATGAACCTCTATCTTCCATCCTGCTCGCAAGATAGCCGGTAAGTGTTCGCAGTCTGCAATCTTCTTTACCCTGGCTGAGACATTACCTCTGGAGGTCGTCTGTACTAAAAGCGTCTCTTCGTCTTTAAGACAAAGGATGTCGCCTATGCCAAACAAGTCCTGGCGTATACGAGCCCACGGGTTCCAGTGCTCGACGATCTGACACAAATAACCTCGCTCACGAAGCGCAGCTAAAGACCTTTGCGTAGGACTTACCGACGAACGGCGTTTCTTTTTGGTATCAGTGGCAGAGATTGTCGTCACAATGACAGTCTTATGGGGTTGATAAGCCTAAGATTACTCCATCAAAACAAGGAGCCAGCAATGAAAGTACATATCAGCCATGTAGTTAAAGCAATAGAAGTACTTAGCAAGATTGAAAAAGCAAGCATAAAACAGTTTCAAGATCCAAAGTTTGT